TCTAACATATCTAATATAAGAAAAAGAAATATTATATTTTAAAAGTTGACTTTCTTCATACTTAACCGGTGTTGAAATCACAGAAATTGGGAATGCTTTAACAAAAGTGTAGTTTAAAGTTGTGCCAATATCTTTTTCATACTTTACAATATACATATCACACTTATAAGATGTTGGATAGTTCATCCTATAATTTACATAGGGACTTTTATAATCACTTCTTTGAAGTGGAGAACCTCCAGTAATATAATCAATCCAACCATCAAAATATTCTATAACTTTATAATTTCTATCAACATAAAAAGTTAAGTTTAATGTGTTGTCAAATACTCTACGGTATGCCATCTTCTCAGTAACCCCATGATAATCTGAAGTCACATCATGAGTTGCTAAGCTTGTTCCTGGAAGAGTTGCTTCAGAACATAAGAGTTCAATGTTACTAATATCTCCAGATACAATTCCTCTCTGACCAACAAAGGTTGAAATTGAAGTTGGAAACTCAAACTTCACATGGTAGAGTGAAGTTTGAGCTATATTAAGCATTCTAGATTTTAGATCACTTATAGAATAATATTCGGGTTTTCCTGGTGCTCCCATTTATAAATATATTGACCTTATATATTATGTAGTAGAGTTATGGCAGAAAGTTTAAAGTCAAAATACAAACCTTCAAATCCTCAAAAATATAAAGGTGACCATAACAATATAATCTGTAGAAGTAGTTGGGAAAGAAAATTCTGCAGATGGTGCGATTTAAATGAAAGTATAATATCTTGGGGTTCTGAAGAGTTTTTTATTCCTTATCTCTCTCCTATAGACAATAAATTTCATAGGTATTATCCAGATTTTATAGTTAAACTTAAAGAACAATCTGGAAAAATAAAAACATATGTAATTGAAGTAAAACCCAAGAAACAAACTGTTCCTCCAAAGAAAAGATCTAGAGTAACAAAATCTTTTATATATGAATCTAAAACCTATGCTATCAATCAAGCAAAATGGAAAGCGGCAAAAGAGTGGTGTGAAGATAGACTCATAGATTTTAAAGTCATAACTGAAGATGAATTGGGTATTGGATAATAAATAGTTAAAAAATGTCCGATGAGTAACGATACCCATACTGGTACAGTAGTAACAACAGATAAAAATGTAGACTCCATAAATGGATCTTCAAGAAATATAAAAATACCTGGAACAGTCACAGTAGAAAATCTCGAAGGTGTTTGGAAGGTTTCTGCCAGTATCAACGGAACTAAACTTGCGAACTTTTCTAAATCTGTTAATGCGTGGATTCCTACGGAAGCACAGGAAACCTTTTTGCCTACTGCAGAATTTGTGGATCTCAATTCTGATCCATTCAGCCAAGGGGCTGCTTCCATTATCAATAGATTAACTCCACAAGATCGACAAGAGATATTTAATAAGGCTTTTTCTCAAGGAGTATCTTCAGGTTTTACTATCGGTCAAAATCCTGCTGCAGGATCTGAAGTAAATGGCGAAGGAAATCCAGCTGCTACTCAGTCAGCATCTCCTGCAGAACCTCAAGCAACTGATAGTGGACCCTTGAGATATCCACTTCTAAATGATGATAGTAGTACAAATTATGATTATCTGCGAATTGAAAACTTTGAGTATAAAGCTCCTCTTTCACAAAGTCTAGATAGGCTTTCTCCCGAGAGCGTTGAAACAAGAATAACAGCATCTAAAGGTGTGGTTTATTTGCCAATGCATCCTGGAATATCTGAAAGTAATAGTGTTGATTGGAAAGATGACAGCGCAAACGCTATTCAAACTGTTCTCGGCAGATCTGCTATTGATGCTATAGATAATTTAAGTAATTTTCAATTTGGCAAAGCTAGTAAGGATTTTATAGAAAGTATAGCTAATTCTATTGGAGCTGGGGCGGGAGATCCTGCTCTAATACCATATTTAACGGCATATTTTGCGCAACAACAACTTGGAACAAACCTTACGGGAAGATCAACCGGTCAAGTTCTAAATCCCAACTTGGAGTTACTTTTTACTGGACCAAAATTAAGAACTTTTAAATACAATTTTAAAATGACTCCAAGAAGTGACGCTGAAGCAAGAATGATAAAAAGAATAATACTATTCTTCAAAATAGGAATGGCGGCAAGAAGATCTGAATCAAACTTATTTTTAAAATCACCAGATGCTTTTAGACTTAAGTATATATTTTCAGCTAATACCAATCAGCCGCATCCATTCTTAAATAAAATTAAAGCTTGTGCTCTTACTAATTTTTCGGTCAATTATACTCCAGACAATACCTATATGACATATAATGATGGTTCTATGACATCATACAATCTATCATTATCCTTTAGTGAACTTGAACCAATTTACGCTAATGATAATGAGGATGAAGCAAAAACACTATTAACAACAGGGTTCTAAAAATGTCAAAACAATATTTTAGAAGAGTACCAAATTTTGATTATGTTACTCGAAGCAATAATATAGACAACATATCACAATACACTCAAGTAAAAAACCTATTTAAAAGAGGAAAGTTGAGACCTGATATCGAAGACAATCTTTTGTTCTTTGATAAGTATAACATTATTGGAGATGAAAGACCAGATAATGTTGCCTTTAAGTTTTATGGAGATTCTACATTAGACTGGGTAATATTATTATCAAATAATATATTAAACTTACAATCAGAGTGGCCTCTTGCTCAAACAGAGTTTGAAGAAATAATGTTAGATAAGTATGGTTCTTATGACAATCTTTATAATGGAATAAAGACTTATGAAACAAAAGAAATAAGAAATAGTTTGAATCAAATTATTCTTGAAAAGGGTATTGGCATTTCAAACACTTGGGATACTGGTGGAGGTTTTGTTAGAAAAGTAAGCACCGCTAGTGATGGATCAACTAATGTAACATATTACTATGAGTATTATGATGTTGGAACTTCATTAATTGTAGAAGTATTTCAGGACAAATTAATTACTCCAATAACAAACTATGAGTATGAAGAAAGAATTGAAAATAATAAGAGAAGTATTTTTGTATTAAAGCCCAGATATTTAAATGTTGTATTCAACGACATCGATGAAATAATGACATACAAAAAAGGTTCGAAACAGTATGTGTCCCAAACCTTAAAGAGAGGCGATAATATTCGCCTTTATGGATGATCAGTCATCAACCAGTTTCTGGAAATAAGAAATGGCATCATCCTCATCTTCATCAGAATTTGAAGAAAGATTGTTGAGTTGCTTACTGAGAGTTTCAGGAAGTTCACTCTCCTCACGACGCGAATTAAAGTTGGGAGTATAAGAACCACGATCGTTGTCCTCATCATCAACTTCTTCATCAAGACGTGGACTGGGAGCAGTCTTCTGACCCAGAACATACTTCAGACGCTTCTCAAGATCTTCATAAGACTTGAACTGGTCTGCTGCGGAAAGAGCATCTAGAGAATATTGCTTCTTCCAGAGGGCTTCCAGAGCATCGTCATCATCCAGGAGTGGTGCAATTCGGTCGAACTCTGACTTATCATAGTTCCAGTAACCATCTTTCTTGACGATTTTGATCTTGAAGTTAGCACCTTGCCAGAAGTCAAAAGGATTGATTGGAGTTTCGTCTTCAAACTCAGGTTGCATTGCTTCCATGATCTTATCAAAGATCTTCTTACCATACTTAAACAGGAAAACTTTACCTTCGTTCTGAGGATTTGCGGGATCCTTTACAACATAAATGTTGGAGTAATAGGAGAGTTTACGCTTTTGCTTACGAACAGTCTCCTTATCCTTTTCATTACCACTGTTCCAGAGTTCACGATTGTGCTCAGAAACAGGATCTTTCTGACCGATAGTAGTCAGGGAGTTCTCAATATACCAACCACCAGGACCTTGGAAGGCATGAGAATACATCTTTACCCAAGGGAGTTCTTCACCTTCTACTGCTGGAAGGAAGCGAACAATTGCAAACCCATTTCCGGTCTTATCCATCTCAGGTTTCCAGAAACGATCATCAGAACTGCTGTTGGTGTTTGATTTTTCTACTTCTTTAACCAACTTTGCAGTGAGAGAACCGAGAGAAGATTGCTTTTTAAGATTTGCGAAAGACATTAGATTACCTCTTTTTAAATTTGATTTGGCCTTTGGGACGACTTTATTTTACAGGAAGTAAAAAGGGATGTCAAGCCCGGTCCATGTCCTCTTTTAAAGATTCCACGGTTGCTGTCATGGCATCAAAAGCAGCGTAAATATCAGAACCATCTTCTGACATACCCATCATAATAACAGAGTCTTCAATTCTTTTTTGAAGATGCTTTGCTTCTGGATCTTCAGACAAACTCAGTCTAACATAAAGAAGTTTCTGCTTCTCTATTAGAGACATTAGAAGATCTATATGCTCAAGTTTTTCGTCTCTATCCATGAACGAAAACTTATAAGCATTTTGATATGCTTGTTTTTGAAGATCTTCAATTTCATTTAAATCGTTTATTACGATATCTGATTCAAAAAAACTCATTGATTTACCACGACTAACTTTAATATATCTTTGAATTTAGATACATCAATATTTAGAAATGGTGAATATTTCTTTATTCTAAATGAGGTTAACTCCCACACAGGATCAATTAAATTAGAATCAAACTTCTTTCCAAAGTTCAATATTACATTTAATATTACTAAAGTCTCTAAAGATATTTTACCTGATAAAAATAACTTTAGTATTTTTGGATGCCTGCTTCCATTTAAAGAAAACATTTCATCAAAATTCTGATCAGAAAAGGAGTTTTCAATCTCAGTCTTAAAGAAATAAGAAAGAGACTGTATTTTTTTATTCCAGTCAACGTATCTTTCATTGCCATTTTTAATTATTTCTCCAATCCACAGTCTTTGCGGATCGTCAGAAGATGCAAAATTGGCAACAAAGAAGTTTACAATCTCATCGTCTTTTTTCTGCCTCGAAATTTTCTCAAACCAAAATCTATCTTTCCTACCATAAAATGTTTTCAATGAGGATTTTGTTTTACCTCGATACTTATAAAAGTCATAGTTGTCTTTTGTAAAATGATTCTTGATTCCAAGATAAGAGTTGTAAACCTCAAATGCTGTCATAGTATAAAAGTAAAATCAAACAGGCAGTTTAGCTTTAGATGTTTTCTTTAGAAAATTAAGTTCCATTGCGTTCCAACGAATCTTTTCTTTCAGTGGTTTTGAAATCAATTTAGGTACTGATTCCAATTCAATATTATTCTTTTCGCAATAGAAAACTATTGCTCCAATATAATCAAGGTCATTATCATTTTTGACGATCTCTTCAACGTCTCTCGCAAATTTTTCAGCACACATAAATTTTTTAGTAAACTCTTCTTCTATCTGGTTTTTAGGTGGCATAGTTGTCCATCTTGTCTTTTACAAATTTTTTTATGTATTGGGTTAAGAGACGGATATACTTTTCTTTATCTCGTTCCTCATAGACAACAACTTCACCATTAGTGCAAGTCATAATGATGACAAATTTCTTTACAGAGATTCCAGTAATCTCATGTAGCATACACGCATAAGCACAACACTGTACAAAATAGTGTTCGATCCAATCTCTTGGCTTTGGTTTTTTTGAAGTCTTAAAGTCGATGATCGCAAGTTCATTATCAAACTCTGCAATACAATCAACTGTTCCCGCAACACCCAAGAACTTACTATAAAGAGAACCTTCTAGGGCGTAAATATTATTTATGCGGTTAAGTTCAGGCTTAGCAATTTTAAACAAATATTCTGAGATTGGTTGAACTGGAGGAAGTTCTCTATTATAAAGATAGTTCTCAATTAAAGTATGGGCATCAGTTCCCCTACTTGTTGCTTGCTTGGTAACTTTATTTGCTTCCTCTTCTCCAACTTTCTTTCTCCACTTCTCAAAAATATGTTTGTTATAATGACTAATGACCGAAGTAATTGAGACTGCTTTAAATGGATCTTCGATATCTTCAATTTTATAATATCTTACACCATCAATGACCTCCCTTTTAAGACTAGGGAGGTCTACGTCTACATGATTAAAGATCATTAAATTACATTCCTAGTTGATGTTTTGCTGTTAGAT